CGCCGGAAATTCCCATAATGCAATCGTATTTTTTGCCACGACCTTTCTTTTTGATTTTATCAATTGTTGGTTTCAATTGCGACAAATCGGATTGTTGTTCAAGTGAATCGTGAAGATCACAATATTCACATTGTTCGTCATTGATTGTCGCGAAGCTTTCATCAAATAAGCATCTTTTGCATTCTTTCATAATTATTGTTTTAATAGTTGTATTTCGTTAAAATCTTTGTTTAATAAATCAATGTCGCAAATAGTTGATTTCAATTTTCCGTTCCAGTGATCGTTAAATTTATGTTTGTTTGACCATTTGTTTGTTGATATTGACAACAATTGAATGTTTGATTGTTGATTGAATATTCCAATTTTTTGATTTGAGTTAAGAACTTTCAACCACATTGACCAATCAAGTCCGGCGTTCAAGTTATCGTCAAACGGTTTCCAATTGATTTCATTAAGAAAATCAAAACGCAAGACCCGACCAATTCCGATTGGTTCTTGATGTCGCATTCCTTGATCGTAGCCAGGCCAATGGACAAGACGAATATTTTCAGCAACATCAACAAAATGACAACCAAGCATTCCAAGTAAATTGAAATCATTTAAGTTTTCATTAACGCTTTCAATGTAGTCATCGGAACACCAATCGGACGAACCCATAAACATAACGCCGTCCGGATTGTAATCTTTGCAAGCCATAAAACCTTTGTTCCATTTATTAGCCAATGGAACGTTTGGCGCTTGAATAAATTCAATATTCAAATCATTTGCGATTTGTTTAATTTCATTTTCATGACCAATTAAGATTGGAATTACACCTTGACGTTTTAATCTTGATGCGGTCAATTCAACCAAAGAAAATCGATTGAAGCATGGTATTGGTGCAATGATTTTCATTTCTTTCCAATAAAATGAATTCGCGCCTTTTTGGTTTTTTCAAGTTGAACCAATCTTGGAATTTCTTGTTTCGCAATTTCAGCATTCAAGCGATCCATTGCAATCCGAACGCAAGTCGAACAATTCTTGTTCAAGACGCCGTGACCAAGTTCATAATAAATTTTTCCAAGTTCATTCTTCAATTGCATGTTCAAGCTGAATGATCGCGTCTTCGCAAATTGTTGCGCCTGGTAAAGTAGTGGTTCACTTGGATTCATAAATCAAAATTAAATCAGATAATAAATAAGAAACGAATGCCATTGGAATCATTCGATAATCAACGAATAAATAAATCGCCACCGCCGTCCAAAAGGAAAGACAAGATTGACAATTGAAAGGTTTGAAATCTGGCAACTCAAAGCTTTGCAATGCTCTCGCAATCGCTACCGCTATAATTGTATAAATCATATTTGAATTTTTTAATTGTTTTGTGAATAGTATCCAGTCCAAGACCGGTGTTTTCTTTTATTTCGCGGTACGTCATGCCGTATAAATGCATTTTTGTAACTTCTTTGATGAATAGTTCTTGATCGTCTTTTGGCATTGAATTCAAGAATGAATGAATAAGTTCTTGATATTTGTTCGGAACTTCTTCAAGTTGTTCGTCGGCAAGTTCCGTCAATTCATTTGCCGGGAATCTAAATTGACGATTGAATTCCGAGTCACGCCAGTTCCATTGATTCCAAGCGAACCGAGCGAACATCTTTGGTAAGACATCCGCTTCAAGTTCGTACTTGTGTAGTAAGATGAACACGTTCGAAACCAAATCGCGGTGCAATTCATGGTTGTTTGTTATTTTCTTTGCGATTTTGTAAGCTTCTTCGTGCCAAAACATTTGGCTAATTTATAAAAAATTTAAACCATTTAACAAAAAACTTTTGACCAACCGGCTTTTTATTTACAAATCGATGCAGCATCGCATAAGAAACGCCCATGTCTTCGGATAAATTAGAAAGGTTGTAACGCTTTGTGATTTTGTCCTTTGTCATCTTCAGCATGAAATCAATTAAGGTTTCATCATTAGAAAGGTAGATCGTCATCGACTTCATTCGGCGTTTCGGTTTTAGTTGATTGATCAATCTTAATGTTCCATCCTTCAAGTCGTGTGAAATACTTTCCATTCCATTCACGTCCACGAATATTGAATCCAATTAACGCGGTGTCGCCAATGGATGCCGAATCAAGCAAGTCACATTTGTCCTGGGTAAATTCAAGCATTATTTGTTCTGGATATTTGTCACCGCTTTCAATAACGATTTCTCGCTTTGCGAATTTCTCGGTGATTTGTACTTTGTCACCAACTGTGACAACCTTACCTTCAATAGTGTAATTCATTTTCTTTTTCTTTTAGTAAAGTATTCATGCAACCCAAAGCCGAGCGCGAGCCATCCAACGACCATCGCCGGAATCATTAAAATTGTCAAGATAATGTTCATGATTTTAAATTTAATTGATTAATATATTGTGCGTAGTATTCATTTGCAAAGATTAATTTTTCACGAATTAATTCTTCTTTTTCAAGGTCGCGTTCGTAAATTACCGAAGTGATTCGCTTTTCAGGTGCAATGTGATCAACTCGATGAAGATCTATTTGTTCCCACTGGTTCAAGAATTCATCTTTCGTTGTGACCATACAAAAAATAAGTTCGAAGATCTCGCGTTCATATAACATTAAATATGCGCGACCTTGCCATTCATATTCGTTGTCATGCGCTTCGCCTGGCGTTGCCGGCCACGTTTCAAGATTCCAAGATGTTTTGATATCGATTACACGGTCATCGGCTAATATATCACATTCGCCGGTTAAATATTCGTCTTCGAGTCTTATAACGTTTTTATGGTAGTTAGTGAACCGAACTGAATTCAACAAATCGATTGAATCTTTTTCTTGATCCTTTCCTTTGTTGATATACTTGTTGTCAAGTTCAACCCGGTAACCGAAGAAATCTTGTTTCGCCACCTGGCGAATATACGTCTTAGCGCCTTGACTCAAATTTTCGCCTTTTGATTTCGGCGTTGTCATAAGTTTTCCCAATGACGAAGGATGCCATTTCATAATTGAATAGCTTTTAATTGTAAATCCGTCAACGAATAAGTTGCTTGCAATTGTTCAACGGTGTATTGATTATCTGAAATTGCTTGCAATGCCTTTTCGAATCGGTCGTTTGTGATTGCCGGCTTTCCTTTTGGCGCTGCTGCTGCCGTTTGTCCATCGTCGTCAACCGCTTGCAAAGATAGCAATGATTGAAGCGTTCCGCGACGAAAGTAAGTGACCGCCGAAAGTATCTTTTGCGGATCGGTTATCATTGGCAAGCGCATCCAAGATTCAACCATTTCACCGGTTTCGATGTCAACGATTTGTGTCATTACAACATCGTCTTTGATTGGTTGTAAAAGAACAAGACCGTTGTCCCAAAGAACCGGTTCAACCGTTTCCAATAGCGCGTTGATGTCGGCATAATTCTTTTTAAAATGTGGATTCGTTGCGTTCTTTGCAACCTTTCCAATTAATTGTTTTGCGGAATGTAATCGCGCATAAATTCCAATCGGTTTGATTGGTTTGGCCGGTGTTTTCACCGCCGTTTGTTTTGCATCCATAGTTTAAATTTAGTTTATTTTAACAAATATAATTAAAAATTTTGTATTAATAACAATTAATCAAGATTTATTTCATTTTCTTGTAAAATTTCAAAGAACTTTTCACGAATCCTTTCGACCATTTCAAATTGGTTTTCTTTCAAGTCTTCATATTTCCAAATCGATCGAAGTTCATCTTTGATTTCGGTCAAAGCATGCCACATTTTCATTGACTTGACGGCGTTGTCAAATTCAAATTGATCGTCCGGTAAATTATACTCGATTGTTGCTTTCATATTTTAGTTTTAAGGTTGTAAGTTAATTATATTTTAGTGTTGTATTTCGCCAAATGTATTCTTTATTTTCAGTTTTGGCGAAATATGTCATTTCTTGTCAAGACAAAATTTGTCAAACCATTCAAGGAATGAATCGAAATCTTTTGCAATGAAATACGTTCCGCCGGATCGTTCAATCATTGCTTGATAATTCTTTTGCGCTTCGGACTGGCGATCCTTTCCGATCTTGACTTCAATCTTTACCGAACGTCCGTAAATCGTTGCCGAAATATCGGCCGAACCCGGTGTTCCAGTTCCTTTCGTCCATTGTCCTTCGGTCATCGTGCCGTCGGTTCTTCGTGACCTTCGAAAGACACCCATTGTGTTGATTCGTTCCGCTTGGAATCCGTCGAAATTAAGAAAGTCACAAATACATTTGGTCAATCCGTTTGCGGTCTTGTCGGTGTACGCGGTTAATGGAATGATGTGACCAGGTGCGGACGGATATTTATACGAAAGATATTTGAATTCAATCGCTTTCAATCTTGTTTTAGATTCTTTGTTCATGATAATTGACCATTTAAGACAATAAAAGTGTCACATCTATATTCGAAGCTTCCATGCTTTTCGCCTTTTAATCTTAATTGACGAATCTTTTTTAATCGTTCCTTTGAAACATAACCTTTGATATACGAAGTTGAATGACTTGAATTTACATCCACAAATAAATAATAGTCGCATTTTTGTTCGGCATTAAATAACGAAAGATTGCATTCATATTCGGGTCTTGGCGGTGCATTATGTTCCATTGTTTTGACTTCAATCTTTGATCCGTCAATTAACAAGTCAAAGTTTATATCGCCTGAATGAATAACATTCTTTCCTTGTCCTTCGTAATAATCAAAGGCGACAATTTCGCCAATCGCGCCAATCAAATTTCCTTCGCCGTCCTTGATTGAATTTTTTAATTTGTTAAACGAATACAAATTTTTTGCTCGTTCGATTTGTCCTGGTGTAATTTCTATTTTAATCATTTTTATTGTTTTACTTGTTTATTAATTTCGTCCCAAATATCGCCTTGATTTGTGACCGAATCTTCATCAATTAATTCAAAGAACCGTCCGCCGTGATCGCGTTCTTTTCTTAAATCTAAATTCTTATATTTCGCATATTCCGAAATCCATTTCAAATATCTTCGCGATTCAAGGTCTTTCCATCCGTTCGTTTCTTGTTGGAACAATTGGATTGACGCGTTGTTGTAATGGCGAACATTAGATTCAATGTGACCGTCGTTTACAAAGTCAAAGAAATCTTTCGATGTCGCCTGGATAAATCGCTTCGAATCGGCGTTGATTGATATTGATTGTTTTAATCCATACTTCAAAAACTTTTGAAGATTCCGGATCATGTAGTTGTCAAACTTCATCCAGTCATCAACCGACCATGAATCAAACAACAAACGACCGTATAATTCAAGCGGTGATTTCTTCGCGTTAAAGTATTGAAAGAATTCTAATTCATGCCGTCGCCGATCGTGACTTGAACCAGCGCCGGCAATGACATAATTCGTCGTGATTATAATTTTCGGACTTCGCTCAAATGGAATGAAGATTTCATCTTTGTTTTTTCGGTTGACTGTGATTCCTTCCGAAATCAAAGAAAACAATTGTTCGAAATCAAAGTTCTTTTTAACGTCATCGAATGCCAAAACTTGAGTGTCTAAATTGACGCGTTGATAAACGAAGTCACCTTTCGAATTGAAAGCTTTGCCGTCAATCTTTACAATTTTACGGATATAAGACAAGGCCGTCAACATCAAAGATTTTCCCGAACCGCCGTTCGCATTGTCGTCAATTTCTTGGTCATTAAAAATGATTGCCTTTTGATCGGTCTTGTCCTTGAACGTGTGCAATAAATATCCAAGCGTTGATTCAAGCGCAGTTATTCGTTCCGGATTTTCGGCCGATACCTTAGAAATCAAATCTTGAAAGTCATTGTTGTATTCATCTACTGGAATAAAGTCACGGTCTAAAATTTGATTTTCCCAAATATATCCTTCGACGTCTATATAAGATTGAAGAACGACGGAATTTTTTGTCACTTTTGCGACGCCATTTCGAAACGGAATCAAAGAAACATCTTTCGTGTCTTGCAGCATCTTCAATCCAATCGAATCAATCATGTTCAAATGATTCTCATTGAACAAATAAGTTGATTTCGAACAATAGTTCCAAACTTTGATTTCACCGCGTGACATCAAGAATTGAAGAACGAAGTCTTTTATTTGATCGGCCGATGACAAGCGAACCTTGTTTTCTTGAACTCTAACAAATGTTGGTTTTTCTGCATTTTCCGGATAATACTTGTTGAATCCATTCTTGACCAAAAATTCAGCATATTTCAACGGTTCGATTGTAATGGTTTCGCCGGTCTTCTTTTGTTCAATTATCCAAAAGATGTCTTCGGACGTTGATAGATCCGTTTTAATGTCGTCAATTACATCTTCGTCAACGTTTAATTGCTTTTTAATGTCGCGCAAATTTACGCCTTGCTTTAATTTTAGTTTAACCTTTTGCACTAAATCAACATTCTCGAAATATTTGATTCCTGGCGAAGCTTTTTTGTACGCGCTTTTAATGGTCAAGATTAATTCGGACAAAGTGAATGATTTTGAAATGAAATTCGCCTTCAAATAATATTCCGCCGTATCTTTTGAAATATTGTATTCGCAAAAACAAGCGGCCACCTTAAAAATATAAGCGTTTCTTGATCCTTCGATAAATGAACAACCGAAATCAAATTTCATTATTCGGTCAATGATTTTGTCTTCGTCGGTTAAGATGCAAGTCGGCGCTTTTTCCGTGAAATCGAATCCTTTTTCTTGTTCAATGTCGGTGAATTCTTGACAAAATTCGTTGATGTAAGCTTCAGGATCAAATGATTCAAAACAAACCCTTGAAACATTACAAGATGTCTTGTCAAAGTAATCGCTTTGAATGTATTTTTCGAACGCTTGGAATCTTCTTTTGTGTTCGTCCTTTGTTGATTTTGGTATCTTAATAACGACCTTCAATCCTTTTCCACCTGGCGAAGTGAATACCAAATAAACAAACGGACAATTTTCCAATCTTTGCC